CTTTACTACAGATGCGAAGCGACAAACTTGTATCAAGAGATTATGTACGCAGAGAAATTCCTATGGAGTTAAATGTCACTCAAGAAGAGCAGCGTGTGGATATTGAAGAGATGCGTGATTCTTTGCGCGTTGCTGTTGCTCAGTATGCTCAGACCATTCCAGCACTTGCAGCCCAAGGTCAAGATCCTTCTCAGATTGTTTCTCGAATCGCCGAGGTTATTAAGGGTCGCCAAAAAGGTAAACAACTTGAGACGATAGTTGAAGAAGTATTCGCCCCAGAACCACAACCAGAAATGCCAATGGGCGAAGAAGTTCCAGCAGCAGGTATGGCCCCCGTTCCTGCCTCGCAGCCAACTCCAGAACAAATGGGTGCGGCCCCTGCTGCTGGCTCTCGTCCAGATATAGCGTCATTACTCGCATCTATTGCAGGGTAAGGGAGGTGTGAAATGAAAAAAGGTGGTCGTGCAAAGGCTCCAATGGCTAAGCCAACCGAAGGCAAGAAGGATATGAAGAAGCCTGGTGGCAAGGTTGAATTTGGATATGCTGGAAAGGCTCGTAAAGGCAAGAAGGCTTAGTGTTACTCGTTGAGAGGATAGAGCGTGGAAGATAACAAAGATTATGTACCACGCTCTGTCACTCTTGCAGATTTCTTAGTAGTTGTATCAGGTTTTTTTGTAAATATAGTGCGAGCCGTAGAGATGCTTGCATCAGAACTTTTAGATTTAGCAGTGTATAACGCAAATAGAACAACAAAAGTTTCCAGAGTATGGGAACAATTCACATCAGATTTAGAGAAGATGGAGGATCCAAATGGCTAGAGGGCCTATGGCAGGTGTATCAGGACCTGGTAAATTCTCCAAGAGGACAGATGGTTTATCTTTTGAATCAACAGAGTACGGCTCAGGTGTTGAAAACGCCGCTAATAAAGCAGGTGCTCCACTTGCAACCACTCCAGATGTACGTCCAACATCTCGTAGCGAGATGGGTATGGCTCCAAGTCAAATGGAACCAGTGACTCCATTGTATGCTCCATCGGGTCGTCCAGATGAACCTATCACTGCAGGCATTGCAATGGGTGCAGGTCCTGGTCCAGAGGTAATGGGCGCAGCACCAATTAGAATTAAGACATCAGATACTTTAGCCAAACTACTACCTTTTGATGATACTGGCGAAATTGCTATCTTGTATCAAGAGGCACTAGCACGAGGTAACTAATGTCAGATAGCCTCAAAGCCGCATCAATGGCTGCTGGACTAACTGAAGCAGAGAAGCGTGAAGTTAATGCTCTTATTAAAGCAGTAACTGTAAATAAGCAACTCAATAATCTTCCAGCAGATGTAGCCAATAAGGTTTACAACTCAAAGCCAATTTCACAACAGCAATCTTTAGCGCAAACATTTGGCACAGAAGATCCTGTAGTTAAGCCTGATAGAGGTGCGTTAAGCACTGCTTGGCATTACACAGGTGGCGCAGTATGGAATGCTGGCAGCAAGTTAATGGCTGGCTTACAGAATGTATCAGATTTTACTACTCGTCTTTATAGAACTGCTGCTATCGGTACAACCCAAGGAATGGGTCTTGCTGATGCGTGGGATGAAGCAAATGACAAAGGTGACAAGGTATTTAATCCTGGTCGCATAGGTGATGCCCGCGCTAAGTTTGGTAATACTGCAGTTACTATTGCAATGCGTATTGCTGCTGGCGAAGAACCAGAAAAGATTATGGCCTCTGCTACTCCAGAAGAGCAGAAGTATGTTCGACTTGCATACAAAAAGGCTGGAACTCAAGCAGAACAAGATTTGTTTCAGGATACTATTGATGCAGTTAATGCCTCTAAGTATTCTCCAGGTAGGCAAGTTGCAAACTTACTGCTTCCAAAGCAGATTGAAGGATCAGGCTTAGCCTACAAACTTGTCTCTGGTGTTGTTGATGCTGCCTATAGAGTATTTGCAGATCCACTTATTATCGGTGGTAAAGTATCTAACGCCTATAAAGTTTCTAAGTATTCAGTAGATGTACTCTACGGTAACTTTGCTAAGGGTGGTCAGAAACTACAAGACTACTTTGGCTCTGCAAATGGCAAGGCTTTCTGGGATAACTACGGCGCTAAACTAGATGAACTCAAGACTGCTCGTAAATCAGGTGACGCAGAAGCAATGCGTACTGCTGATGCTGAACTACGCCGTTTAGCACCTGAGTTTGGACCTGCAGTTGTAGATGATTTCCTTAAAGCAGACCAGCCAGTAACTAACGCCTTGACCGCGCAGGCTTACTTTGAGAATGCTGATAATGCTCTCAAGATGATCAAAGGTGGCATTGGTCGCAAGCGCGTAGTTATGCCAGTACTTGATGCTAAGCGTAAGGCTCGTATTGCTATTGCAACTACTGCTAACAAAGTTTTAGATATTGACAAGATGGGTTCTAAGTTTGTAGAAGCCACCTACTTTGGTGATGCTACAACTACAGATGGAATCAAAAACATCATTCTTAACGGCAAGAAGACTACTGTCGCAGATGTTGCTGCTGGAGATAATCCTAAAGAAGTTGCTCGTTTCTCAATGGCTATGATTATGAAGCGTCTTGATAGAGCAAAGGCTAAGTTTGCTATTGCTCCTTTGTTCCGTGATGATACTTTTGATGTAACTTCCAAAGATGCTCCAGAGCAGATGTATCGTCTTGCTCGTCTTGTTATGACTAAACGCGACAGCCAGTTACTCCAGCAGACATTTGCATCTGTTGATGATGTAGGCGAGCGCAAAGAAATGTTTTACGGACTCTGGTCCACTATTGCTGATATTCGTGGCCTCAACACCACAGAGCCAGGACAGTTGATTGTCCGTCGCTTGACTGGTAAGGGCGATGTCAAGTTCCAAGCAAGTCGTTTTGGCGATGAGTTTCAAGATGTAGGCGCATTGCCATCTGATTTTAATAACTTTGTATCTGCGCCTAGCCTAGTAGATATTGATAGAGCAGCGGCACGCAGCACTATTATTCAGAAAATGCTTGGCGGTGCCAACAAGGACTGGGTAGATAAGATGACTGGTGCTTGGTCATTCTTGACATTGGCTGGTCCACGTTATGCCATCCGTAACGCCACAGAAGATTTAATGGTTGCTCTGGCTATTGGTCAGGTAACTCCTTGGGGATTGGCTAAGTCACGCTCTTTATCCACACGTATCAATACCGCAATCGGTATACGTAAAGGCCTTACCAAGGGCGAGAAGATCGCAGAGAATCCTCTTGGCGCAGTAATGCGTATTGTCAACAAGAAGGAAGCAGCCAAGTACGAAGCAGAGATTGCTGGTCTTGATGATGCTATTAAAAATGCTAAGGCTGAAATCAAGACTCTACGCGATGAACTCAAGGTTACAGACAAAGTTCTCAATCCAGGTAAGGTTATTGACATTGAGCGTCGCATTGACGAATTGCGTCAAAGCACTCAAGGTGGCTTAGTACAACAGACTCGTAACATCTTAGCGCGTTCCCTAGAAGAGGGTCGTGTTAACAGACTACGCACCAGACTAGGTGGCAGTGCGCTAGATGATGAAGAACTGCAGTTACTAGCAGAGCAGATCACCTACGGTAACATTGACAATACATTGTCCATTGTATCTGAAGGTGGCTTTAACTTTGCTACTGGCAATGATTACATTACCCGTACAGTCAATTTCCAAAAGGCCACAGGGGTCCGTCTCTCTGCCTTAGAAATCAACGTTCCAGATAATATGTACTCTCGCGCACGCGGGGAACGTGGCTTTAGAAAAATTGGTTTACGCGGCAATCAAGATGAAGCAGCAATGATTGCTTGGTTGATGCGTATTTCTTACATTGCTAATGACGAATTAGGCGCTATTGCTTTGGCTAACGTAGATAGTCCAGATGCAGTCAAGTTAGTTTATGACTGGATTGTCAAGCATCCAGAGTTTACTAAGAATGCACGTCTTGCAGCACAGGGTATTGATGAGATGCAGCACGCAAAAATTGTAGTCAACCGCGCTAGAGAAGTAGTTGTTAAGGGTGATGTTGACGATATTGAAAATATTGCAGTGAATACAGAACTTCTTAACAAGATACGTGTTTTTGATGACGAAAAAGGTCAGTATGTCATTTCTGGTCGTCTATCATTAGATGATCTACCAGAAAACTTTGAGGATATGCCGTCCTATGTCATTGGACCTACCCTTGTTCCAGTAGCAGATGCTGGTTCCTACACCGCATCTCTTATGACAAAGGGCTGGACTTGGCTAGGTTTGTCTAACGCACGTCTATCACGTGAGCCTTTAGTTATCAATGAGATGATCAAGATTCGCAAGCAGATGAAGCAGACTGGTTTCTATGACGCTTACATCAATTCTTTCCTCAAGAATGTAGATACAACTAATCCAACCAAGGTAGAAGCAGCAACAAACCTTGCAAAACGTAAGTTGGCTGAGGCTATTGAAGAACGAGCAACATCACAGATTCTACAATATGTAGATAATCCATTGGTTCGTTCACAGATTGCCTTCTCATCACGTAACTTTGCGCGTTTCTATCGGGCTACTGAAGACTTTTATCGCCGTGCTTATAGAGCAGTTCGCTATAATCCTGAGTCTATTGTCAAAGCAGGTCTTACCTATGAAGGTATTACCCACTCTGGATGGATTCAAAAGGATGACCAAGGCGAACCATACTTTGTTTATCCAGGTATTGAGCCAGTTTATCGTGCAGTACAAGGCGCATTACAGGCGCTAGGCGTACCAGCAGAGTTTAAGACACCATTGCCAGTTCAATTTGGTGCTCAGTTGAAGATGATTACCCCATCTCTCAACCCAGATTCTCTAGCACCTACATTTGCTGGTCCTTTGGCTGGTGTATCTGTCAAGATGGTTTCAAATCTTGTAGGTATTTTCAATCCAGGCGCTGCAGATACCATCACACAACTTGCTTTAGGTAAGTATGCTGTAGATCAATCAATGGTTTCAGCGTTCTTGCCAGCACATATCAACCGTTTGTATGCAGCAATGAATCAAGATGAGCGCGATAGCCAGTATGCCAGCGCTTGGCGTAAGGCTGTTACCTATCTTGAGGCTGGTGGACACGGATTACCTAAGAAATATGATGAGGCTGGAAACTTAATTCCACCTTCAGCAGAAGAACTTGAGTCATATCGTCTACGTGTGAAGAATACAACGGTATCTATTCTAGGAACTCGTTTCGTATTTGGTTTCTTTGCTCCAGCATCACCGCAAGTACAACTCAAGAGCGATATGGCTGAGTGGGTACGTGATAATGGACGCGCTAACTTCAAGCAACTCTGGAACAAACTACTTGACCAGTACCCAGGCGACTATGACGCTGCAATGGCTAAGTGGGTTGAACTATATCCAGACCAGATTCCATTTACAGTACCAGAATCAGAGCGCAGTACGGTTGCATACTTCCGTTACGCTGAAGAATCAGGCGCTTTCGTAGAGCAGAACCAAGGTTTGTTCAAGAAGTATCCTCAAGGTGCAGCATTCTTGATTCCACATAAGGCTGGATTTTCTTGGGATGCCTATAAGACTATGACTGATATGGGTCTAAAGCGTAATAAGTCAGTTGCTGACTATCTACGTGAGGTTCAAACAGCAGCAGATTTACAGCAATACTATGCAAAGCGTAATTCCTATGAAGAGTCTTTAACTCAAGTAGGAACTGACTTTGAACGTAGTCAATTACGTAAAGAGTTTACTGATTGGAAAACACTATTCTTCGCAGGTCGTCCATTGGTTGCAGAAGAACTGTCGCAAGGTAGCCAAAAGGCTATTGAGCGTATAAATGCCATCAACGATCTACGTTCTATGCTAGAGGCTAAGCCAAACGTTATGCCTGCTACAGAGAATAAGTTACGTGAAATGCTCGACTTATATGATACATATAAGAATGAGCGTAAAGCGTTAGATGTAATTAGCGGTGGAACATTCCTAGCACAGATGCTCAAGGATGACACCATCGTCAAGATGCGTCAATTATCAGAGTTCAATGAAAACACAAAGAGTGCATACAATGTCTTGTTTGCCTCGCTGTTAGGAGACTAAATTGGCAAGAACTGCTGAAGAGGCAAGAGCGCAGGCTGAAGCCGCAGCCAGAGCACGGACTGTTGGTGCCGAACAGAA